CTTTACTTTTAATACATCTTTCGACGGCGGTGTTTTATATTCGCGAAAATGTTCTAATACTATTTCTAATAACCAAATATTTGCATCTGATTCAAAATAATCAGGCTGAATAATATCTGCAATTTGCTGTAAAAACAATCTATCCGTAAACATTGAAGCTATCACTTTAACTTGGAAGCCCCATCCATATTCACTTAATTTATCTGTCATGTAAAAATTATATTAAAAATAATGTCGAAACCCAAATTTTATTTATGAGTTTGTTGTGCAAATGCATTTAATGCTAACCAGGTATTGTTTAACCAATCCGGTAAATTCTTCATGGTCGACCACATTTTATCTTCCATGAACATACGTTGAAATTCAATCTTATTTAATCCAGGTATTGGCTGTTGCAAGATGCCTCGAATTGTTGATGAATTTTGAGCTGGAATATTTAATAGCTTGATGTTCATTAAACGATAATTTTTATCAATAGTTTCATAATTGTCTAGAACCTTTTGATAATTTTTTGTTTCATTTAATGCAATCTTGCTACCGCATTTATTTACTAAGTCTTCCAATGTAAATTCTAAGCTAGATTCTAACTCAGGAAATGCTTTTAAAATTGTTTTAGGACCTATCCCTGCAACTCCAGGAATATTATCAGAATTATCTCCTGTGAATGTTCTATAAACAACATAGTTATTTGGATGCACTCCGAACTCATCAATAAGAGCTTGTTCGTCATACATTTTCTTTTTGATTGGAGACCAAACTTGTAACTTAGGACTTATTAATTGATAAAAATCTCTATCCGTAGAAACAATTGTAATTTTCTTGCTGATTGGCTCATACATTTGAGCAATATATGCAATTGTATCATCTGCTTCAATTCCATCGATTGCAAGAAATGTAACCGGTAAATAATCTAAGTATGAAACTAATCGACTAAATTGCCAACGCATTGCTTCTTGTTCGTCTTCCAATGTTGCGAACTGCTGATGATCATGTCTACGCAAACGTGTTTTGTTTGCACGGTTCCCTTTATAGTCACCATAAATCTTTTTTCTTCGTGCAGATCCGCCTCTGCCATCGAAAACAATTACACATCGCGTAGGTTGGAAATCACGTACTGCTTTACCAATTGAATATAAAAATCCAGTTATCCCGCCGATGTGCTCCCCATCTTCGTTAGTCGACGGGGTTGCACCAAAGGCACGGATAAAGGTATTCAGTCCATCAAAAACCATAATATGGTCATCAACGTGTGAAGGTCCTTCTAATTTTTGTTGTTGTAACTGTTTGAAGAGTTGTTGATACTTATTCATTATCCTTCTTCGTCCATAACTTCTTCTGTAATTGTGACATCATCAATACCGCCATCTATTCCTGCTTGATATTTGAAAATATACGCATCGCATATTCTTTTATACAAACGTTCTTTTACTGCTGCATCTTGCATCACTTTATCCATGAAATCTTTGCTTTGGAATTTAACCTCACCAAATACTTCACCTGTTTCGTGATCTACATCTTCTAATGTATACCATGCTCCTGATTGTTTAACTAAGTCAAATTTCTTCATAGTTTCTAACCAACCACCGAAGTTGTCGATTCCACTATCATAATAAATGTCATAGTTAACTTTGCGATGCGGAGGTCCCATACGATTCTTAACAACTTGTACTTCTGTCTTGCTTCCTACCACTTGCTCAACGCCATTTACTTTAGCTTTGATCATCCCGGTATTTTTTAGACGAAGACGAACTGATGCGTGGAATGGAATTGCTTTACCACCTGCGGTAGTCCATTGGTCTCCAAAAGATACGCCTAATTTAGTTCTTAATTGGTTTGTGAAAATCAAACAAATATTTTCGCGTGCAATCCAATTGGTAACTTTACGCATTGCTTTTGACAAGATAATTGATTTACTTGTAGCATAACCATCTTTGTCATATTCAGCAGCCATTTCAATTTTAGTTGAAGCACCCATTACTGAATCTACTACAATAGTAACTAAACGATCTTTATTTGACTTGCGGACTCCTTCAACAATTGTTTCAATAGTTTCAAATATTTCTTCAATTGTTTCTAACGGCACATACAACATGGTTTTTAAATCAACACCAATTGCTTCTAAGAACTCAGAACTAGTTGCTGACTCAGTATCAATATATACTGCTAATCCGCCTTTTTTCTGTGTTTCTGCTAATGCGTGCGATGCTAACAATGACTTTCCAGAAGCTTCTAAACCCGTAATTTCGGTAATTCGACCTACTGGGAATCCTCCGTTCGGTCGATTAGAAATTGCTAAATCGAGCGTATCTGAACCTGTCGAAATCCAATCTGTTACATTGCTAGGAGAATCAGCATCTCCTGCTAGAAAGAATGCTGTTTTAAGCGCTGACCCTTTAAACTGCTTATTAATGCTATCCGCAAGGGTGTTTGCTAAACTGTCTTCCAGTTCTGACTTACTTTTGCTCTTTGCCATTTCTTACTCCTTACTTGAATAAGTCGTTAAATGCCGATGCAACGTCTTCTACTTTACCTGCAATTGGTTTACTTGCTGATTTTTTAGCTGGTGCGTCTTCTTCATCGTCTTCATCTGTCGATTCTGCAACAGGAGCTGATTGAGGTGCAACATCTGCATCTGCAGTTTCTGGATTCATCCAATCTTCTAACGCTTTCTCAAGCTCTTCATAAGTTGGCTCAGGGAATAAATCAGTGATTTCTGGCTGATTCATGATTTTCTCAGCAATTGCTTTATCTTCAGTTGCTGGTTGTGTGTTAGGTTTAACACGGATTGATGTTTTTGGGAAATTTGCTCCTTCTGCTGGAGTGAATTCTACGTCAATATCACGTCCATTCATTAAATCCGTAATGTCGCCATAATCAGGATCTGAAATGATTGATAATAATTCTGTGTAGATTTGTTTTCCGAATCCCCAGAACTTAACTCCTTCTGCTTCTTTTCCACGAACGATTACAGGAACATATGTTCTCATTTTAGGTTCGATTTTACGACCCATTAACCATTCATCTTTGTCGCCAGTTCTTTTAAGTTTGTCTGCGAAATCGACAATTGGATCTGCGTTGCCAAATGTAATTGGAGATAACATTGAACGTTTTGCAATGTCATAATGAAAATACAATTCTAAGAATGGATTGTCTTTTCTGTGTACGTAAGGTACGATTCGGATTCTTGTTTTGCCTGATTCAGGTTTCCACAAATTTTGTTTTTTGTCATCAGCTTTGTTTAACTGATTCAGTTTTGCCTTAATTGCATCTAAGTTAAGTGCCATAAGTACTTCCTTTGTTAAGTTGTTAATAAAAATATAAAATATTAATTATAATATAAATAATTAATGAGGTAATTCAAAGTTATTTGTTAAGTTTTTTGTAATTTTGTAAGATATTAATCTCGATGCATCTCTGTATCAATTTGAGTTGCTAGTTTTTGTACAGCGTCTATAATTTTTTTAAATGCAGCTGTATAATATTGTGAATCAGTGTTATCAGTAAAATCATCAATTGCATCCATCGGAACATTTGGAATACACGTTTCTATTGCACCTAATATATGTTGATATATTTTAATTTCTTTTTCATTGAATGGGCCTTGTGCTGACGCTACGTATGTATCAACTTCATTGATATTCTTAGTCCCAAAACGACGCATATTTTCTGATAAAATGTTTTCTTTTTTCATATTCAATCCTTACTATATATAAATATCATTACCATGAAATTTTCTTGAAAAACAATAAATCAATAACTCTGTATCCCGAATCGTCTGTTAGAATAAATGAATTTTGATATATTGCCCAATCTAATTGGTAAGTCTTATCTAATACGCCGTTATTAACCGCTTTTATAACCTCATTAAGTGCATTAACAGTGTATAGGGTATTAGTTTCTTTCTTGCGATGTATGCTTATTGTATTCTGTCCTCTTCGTCCTGAGTCATTTGCGTTATATGTGCAATATAAATTATCAGCAACATCTGCGTTACTGAATACAAATATTCTTTGTTCCGGAATTTCGTAGTTTGTTTGTATGTATTCTGTGACTATGTTTAAGTCTGATCTATGTGCGAATGTGCAAAGTAGTTGTGTTTTCAATTCATTAGTTCCGTGTTAGAATTTTTTTGGTTCGATGAAAATTAAAAAACGAACTGATACATTGTTACCAATGCGAAATTGTTTTTCATATTCACCAGTTTCGCCAGATATTATAACAGATGCAATTTGTT